CCCCCCCCCCTCTCAAGCGAAGGGGGGGCTCAGCCCCCCCTTCGCCGTTCGGGGAGGTAGCGCGTTGGCCACTTCCCTGGCCGCCTACCAGGCGCAGCAATTTTCGATAATCTCGACCTGGAGGGACGACTTTGGGGTCAACGGCTGATTAGCCTGCGCCCAATGAAGCGCCTGAAAGCCCCCACGGCCCCCGTCCTTCCGCACTCTGTGCGGCATGACCTGGCTTCATCCGACGTCGAGTTCCTGCGTGCCGACCTGGCTAGGGTGCTGAAGGGCGCGATGCCGTCCTTCCGCAACTACGTCATCAACGGCAAGGGCTCCGAGAACTGGTCGATGACCCGTCTCAAGGCCTTCCAGATCGCCCTATCCCGCGTCGTGCCCGAGATCACCCAGACCCGGCACGACATCAACATCACCGAGAAGAAGGTCCACGAGCTGACCGTGGCCGAGCTCGAGCAGATTGCCGCCTCTGGCATCGCCGAGAAGAAGCTCGAGCCCAGCGGTTGGTTCGACCAACCCAAGTCGGAGATCGTCGATGCCCAGGTCATCGAAGAAGTCCAAGCCGGCGAACCTGCCGACGAAGCTCTACTTCAACGACAACTTCCACCAGAACGAGAAGCATGCGACCTGGCCAGCCCTGGTAGTGGAGCGTGATGGCCGGATCATCGAGTGCAACGGGGTCGACCTGCTGGACGACGCCGGCAACCTGGTGGCCCGCATCGTCTACAGCCCCGACAAGCTCCTCGATTCCAAGCACTACTCCATCAAGGCCTGGATAGAGACCACCCTTCAACCGAGGCCCCGCTAATGGAACTCCCCTCCACCATCAGCCTTGTCGACTTCGCCAAAGCCATGCAGGAGCTCGACCTGAGCACCGTGCCGCCCGAGAAGCACGCCCAGGCCCGCTACGAGCACTTCGTCCGCGTCATGTTCCACAGCATGAGCGGCGCCGACCGCCAGAAGGCTGTCGAGCACAACATGGCGATCGCCCGCCAACAGCTCCGCAGCAAGTCCAAGCTGATCCTGCCGTGACCACTCCGCAGGAGGCGGCCCAGCATCTCCTCAAGCTGAAGCGCGCCAGCGAATCCTTCCTGGGCTTCATCCAGCTCCACCACCCCGAGTGGAAGCTGCAGCCGTTCCACCTCCGCCTCATCGAAGACCTGGACAAGCTGGAGCGTGGCGAGCTGCGCAACGCCAAGGGCGAGCGCATCCACCGAGTCATGATCAACTGGCCTCCCCGGCACGGCAAGACAGCCATCGTGACCGTGAGCTTCCACGCCTACTTCATCGCCCGGGACCCACGCCGTGCCGGCCTGAGCGTGGCCTACAACGGGACCCTGGCGGAGGACTTCGGCGCCAAGGTCCGCGAGATGGTGGAGCACCCATACACCCTCCAGGCCTTCAGCGAGGCCAGGCGCGGCCACGACCTGGCGCTCGACCTGGACAAGCGTTCCGCCGCCAAGGACTTCTGGCGCACCACGAAGGGCGGCCAGGTCGCCCACACTGGCGTCGGCGGCACGACCACCGGCCGCCCGGCCGAGCTGCTGCTGATCGACGACCCCATCAAGGACCGCTCCGAGGCCGAGAGCGCCACCTACCGCAACAAGACCTGGAACTTCTACACGGGCTCGCTCATCACCCGTAAGCAGCCGCAGCCCAACGGCCAGCCTCCCATCGAGATCGTCATCCAGACCCGCTGGCATCCCGATGACCTGTCCGGCCGCATACAGGCGACGGAGAGCTGGAAGGACGGCGAGTGGCTGCACTTCAACGAGAGGGCCCTCAGCCGCCAGCCGACCGGCCGCCGCATCCCGCCCTGGCAGCTTGGCATCGACGACCCCGACTACATGTCGGTCAAGGACTGGCAGCAGACTGGCAAGCCGAAGTCCGAGGTCCTGGTCCCCGAGTTCGACGACATGGCGCTCTGGCCGAGCCAGAAGAGCGTGAAGGAGCTGCGCGACATCGAGCGCACCGACCGCCGCGACTTCGAGTCCCTTTACCAGCAGAATCCCTTCATCGAGGGCGGCAACATCATCAAGGCTGGGTGGTGGCGCCATGCGGAGACCCCTGACCACACCGAGCTGATGACCATCATCATCAGCTGCGACACCGCATCCAAGACCAAGACCTTCAACGACCACAGCGTGCTCATGGTCCTTGGCATGACCCGCTTCGGCGACATCCACATCCTGGACATCATCCGTGGCAAGTGGGAGTTCCCCGACCTGAAGCGCATCTTCAGCCAGCAGAACACCAAGTGGCGCGGCCGTGGCCTGCGCGCCTTCTACGTCGAGGACAAGTCGTCTGGCACCCAGATCGTCCAGGAGCTGCGCCGCCAGGCCGGCATCTCGGTGATCCCGCACGGCGTCAGCCACGACAAGGTGACCCGCGTGAAGGCCATCACTCCGGTCATCGAGGGCGGCCGGGTCTACTTGGACACGGGCTCCCCGTGGGCCGACGGGTTCATCTCCGAGTGCGCCGCCTTTGGTCCTGGCGCCAAGGAAGACGACCAGGTCGACGCTCTCTCCATGGGCCTGGACATCCTGAGCCGCATCCCTGTCAGCAACGCCGAATCTCCGTTCGACACATGGGACGCGCAGCCAAGCCTCAACAAGCTGGCCGCCGACCAGCCGAGCCTGAACCATCTTCTGCGCGCTCGCTGGATGAACCCGTGAGGACGACCGCCGGCCGCCCAGCAAATACAACCGGCTCATGAGCTATCGCTACGAGCCGCTTCGCTCCGCCGAAGACTATGTCGTCGTCGACCTGAGCCAGCACATCAATGCGCTCATGGCCTACGAGGACATCGCTCCTCTCCTCACGGAGGACCAGGAGGCGAAGGTCGTCGACTACATCAAGCAGCTCAGCAAGATGAGCTACGACAAGATCAGCAAGCGCTACGACCACTGGACGGAAGCAGATCGGGCGCACGACGTCTACGTCCCGCCGGAGGCCACGAAGTTCCGCGAGAAGGTCGTGATCGCCGACACCCGGGCGATCGCCGATACGGTCCTCACCTACAAGATGGCGGCCCTTACTGGCCGCAATCCGATGTTCATGCTCGAGGGCATGAACCGCAGGAGCCGGGTCCCGTCCGCCATCCTCGAGCGCATCCTGCACCAGCAGATGCGCCGCACGGCTGGCGAGGCGCGCATGGCGCAGATGATCCTCGACGGCATCCGCTACGGCTTCGCGCCGACCAAGGTGAACTGGAACAACGCGCAGAACACCAACCAGATCGTGAACTTCAACCCGCGCAAGACCTTCCCAGATCCGCGCGTGAGCTGGGGCGACTGGGACCACGCGCAGTACATCATCTTCAGCGACCACATCACCTACAACAACCTGCTGGCGAGCGGCCTGTACCCCAAGCTGCGCGCCTACCCGCAGCTGCGTCACCGCATGGGAATCCCGCGCCAAGCGTGGGAGAGCCACCGCAACCTCCAGGAAGAGGGCCGTGGCCTCAGCCTCGACCCCTACGAGCCGCAGAAGAACCAGGGCAACCAGACCTTCTGGAGCCTTGGCCACAACCGCATCGTGGACGAGGTCTGGGTCCGGCTCTCGGGCTACGAGATCAACGTCCCGCAGATCGACGAGATCTGGCTCCTCATCACGGTCATGGACGAGGACCTGGTCATCCGCATGCAGGTGAACCCCTACGGCAAGGTGTTCCCCGTGGTCTACGGCAGCCTGCACAACGACTGCCACAAGACCTTCGGCCAGTCCCTCTACGACATCCTGCTGCCGCTCCACGACATCGCCACCTGGCTCCTGCGCAGCCGCATCGACAACGTGCAGGCGGCGCTCACCAACCTGATGTTCGTCGACCCGAGCATGGTGAGCATCCCCGACCTGATCGACCGCAACCCGTGGGGCGTGGTGCGCAGCCTTCCTGGCGTGAAGCCTGGCGACGGCGTCTTCATCGCCCAGGTCCCCGACGTCACCCGTGGCCACTGGAACGACATCGCCGCGCTCTCCGACCTGAAGCAGCGCGTCTCGGCCGCGAGCGATGCGCAGCAGGGCGTGCCAACCTCCGACGTCCGCAGCGCCACCGAGATCCAGCGCCTGACGCAGTTGGGCAGCCAGCGCCTTGGCGTGCTGAGCCGAATCAGCAGCGCCCTCACGGTCCGCCCCATGGTCCGCATGATGGTCCAGAACATCCAGGACGCCGTCGCCTACGAGGGCAGCCTGCGCATGGACAGCGACAACACCCCTGGCCTGCTGACCAAGCTGGTGCAGGACGACTACCTGGACTTCAACGTCCAGGACATCCAGGGCGACATCGACTACCTGGTCGTGGACGGCACGCTCCCCATCGAGCCGACGCGCAGCCCCGAGACCTGGATGAACATGCTGACCATCCTGACGAACACTGGCCTCAGCATGGAATACAACCAGGGCCGCATCGCCGAGGAGGCGATCCGCGCGATGGGCGTCTCGAACCTCGACCAGTTCAAGATCACGCCCGAGCAGCGCGAGCAGGGCCTGTCCCCCAGCCAGAAGATCCAGCTGATGGAGAAGATGCGCGGGGCCAGCGTCCAGCCCAACGAGCAGATCCAGCAGGAAGTCGATCGCGGCAACCTTGTTCCCATGAGGCCCCAATGACGACCCCGAGCCCCGAACAGCTGGCTGCCATGATCCCGCCGAACACCCGCCTGTATGTCGAGGGCGTGGCCAGGGGCGCGACGATGGAACTGGCCGACCGCCTCCACAAGGCGGTCGCGAGCCTGGATGACCGCCTGACCGAGATCGAGCGCCTGCTCCAGAACCTGAACGGCAGGGTCACGCTCCTCGAGCGCCGGTACCAGGAGGACGACAAGTTCGCCCTCACCAAGGCACGAATTGCCAGGTTCATCGAGGAGCATGACCTCAAGTGAGCACGACCGCTCCCGTAGCCGAGCAGCTGTCATTCCGCAGCTCGAAGACCGGCAGCCACGTCCTCGACACCTACCTCGAGGCCGTGGAGTTCGGGAACCTGCGCCTTGACCAGATCCTGGCCCAGATCTTCAACACGACGACCGGCGCTCCTAGCGCCTACACCTACCGCAGCAGCTGGACGGCGAGCACCGTCTACAACCTGCTCGACGTCGTGAAGAACGGCAGCCTCCTCTACATCTGCACCACCGCGCACACCTCTGGCGTCAGCTTCGACGTCACCAAGTTCACGGCGATGGCTGACCTGTCCGGCACGCTGCCTCCAGGCACGGTGGCCGACACGAGCCTTGGCGCCGACAACTTCCCGCGCCTAAACAGCACCTCCACCGGCTTCGTCGGCCGCAGCGCCGCTCAGGTCCTGAGCGACATCGGGGCCCAACCCCTGGACTCCGACCTCACGGCCATCGCCGCCCTCGCGACCACTGCGTATGGCCGTGCCTTCCTGACGCTCGCCGACGCGGCCGCTGCCAGGACCGCCCTGGCGCTCGGGGCCCTGGCCACCAAGAACACGGTCGAGCAGTCGGACCTGGCCGCCAGCGCAATCCCCCATCAACTCATTCGAGCCGCAGGATACTGAGCCATGGCAACGTCCCCGATCTACGTCGCCCGCTACCCGATCCAGGGGTACAGCTTCGCCGCCGCCGACAGCACCAACTGGCGCTTGCTGGCCCTGAGCCCGAGCCCGAACGGCTGCCGCGTCCACTACCTGAATGCGGCGCAGACCGAAGGCACGGCGCGCAACCTGTCCATCGGCATCGGCCGCCGCCTCTCCAGCCCGACGAACTTCGGCGCCACCAAGACCGTGACGACCCAGAACACGATCAACCGTGCGTCTGGCTCGTTCATCACCGACGGCTGGCGCGTGAACGACATCGTGATGCTGGCCAACAACACCGACCTCTTCACCGACGCCAACCACTCGGCCTTCGGCGTGGTCTCGAGCGTCAGCGCCACGGCCCTGGCCGTGACCGGCACGCCGTTCACCAACCAGGGCCCGATGAGCGACAGCCTCCATCTCTACAAGGTCGCGCTCCAGACCATGCACAACGTCCCGGCCTCCGCTGGCAACAGCAACTCCGTCCCGAGCGTCGCCGCCCTTGGCACCACCCAGTGGCCGATGATCGACGGCAGCCCTGGCCGGTTCCTGACGCTCGGCCCCAACGACATCCTGGTCGGCCAACTCGGCACGGCCATGACCACGACGAGCCGCACCGACGTGACCGTTGGTCTCGGCGACTACACCTGATGCCCAGGGGCTACGAGTTCCCCGAGCCCGCAAGGCTCGACCATCCCACCCGCCCGAGCGTGAGGCAGGGCGCGGCAAAGCTGCATCCGCTGATCGACCACCCCGGCGGCGGCTCGGCCGTGGCCCGGACCGCACTCGCCATCCCGCACGACGTCGCCCCGATGGTCGACTGGCCCGGCAACAGCTCCGCCGCAGCTGGCCCTGGCCCGCGAGACAATCTCGCAAGCACGCAGCACTCGCAGGAGCGCAACTACGACCAGTTCCGCCGAGACGAGCGCACGCGCATCGCCAACTGCGGCGGCACGATCGGCAACGGCAACTGCACCAGCTATGCCGGCGGCGTCTTCTACGACACGCCGGACGGCAACTGGTGGAACACGCCCTATGGCTACATTGGCAATCCCGGCAGCTGGAATGGCACGCTGACGAATTGCAGCTATTCGGCCAATGCGACCTGGTCGACGAACGGGGGCCAGATCACGACGTCGTTCACGTTCTCCGAGGACCGCGACGACATCGACATCTGGAACTCCAACTGGAACAACTGCAACTGCGGCGCGAACAACTGCTACGTCGACTGCAACTGCAATTGCGCTTGCGCCGACTGCGTGTCTTGCCCGTGAGGACCAGATGACATACGCACGAAATCTGCCCAGGGACATGTTCCCCAGCTTCTGGCGCATCGCGGGCACCCAGAAGGTAGTCGTTGGCCTGTGGCGCGCCTGGCAATGGGGAGCCCCGGACGCTCGTCAGGTGATGACCATGGCCGACCTGGACTCGGCAGTGAAGACTCCGACCGAGCCGTGGCAGGGCGCGAGGCGCGACGAGGACATCCTGTTTGCGCGCGCATCGGACTTGCTGTCGCATCCGAATGTC